GACAGATGCATCAGAACTGGTCCGATTTCAAGCTGAAAGAGGGATGGGTCTACGGCTCGCAGAAGGACCCAGTCGCCAAGACCCATCCGTGTCTCGTGCCGTACGATCAGCTCCCGCCGACGCAGCGGGTCAAGGACACGATCTTCAGCGCCATCGTCCGGTCGTTCTTCGGCTTGGAGAGATCATGAGTCACGACTACACGCGGATCGAAACGGCATGTGATCTCTCTCAGACCTCTCTGCAGATGGCGGCGAACGAGCTGCAGCCGTCGAGGATTTTCACGCTTCACGTTGGAGCGGGATACGCGTATTGGGCTGGGAAAGACTTGCTGGCGGATCAACACCGCCGCGAGGACAACCCGCTTCACCCGTACATCAACCTGATACCCGAGCCGGACCTCAAGGCGTCCGAGTGGTACTTGGAGGATGAGCACGGGAACAAATGCGGATCGGAGGGAGCGTGAACGAACAATTCTGTTCTAACTGTCGATATGCTCAAGTGAAGGGAGCCAAGTTCGAGTGTCGATACCACGCTCCTCTTCCGCTCGTGACCGAGGTCGATCCCCCGCCAAAGCCGAAGACCGAGTGGCCTCTAGTCAAGGGCGCTGACTGGTGCGGTCGCTGGGCTATGGGGACTCCGCGGCCATGAGGTATCAATGGTCTTATGGTTGGCCTCTGAAACAGCTTTACTTTCTGTTTCGAACCAAAAAACGGACCTTCCAGTTCGGGTTTCATCCGCATCGCTACGTTCCCTGTCTCTACTGCCGGTGGAATGTGGCGATCTGGATTCCGTACTTCCAACTGATTTGGAGTAGCCCATGAGCAGTTCAATCAGAGATGAGCTTCCCCGACTCTACATGAATGCGGTAGAGTCGATGCAGAAACATCTGGAAATGGAAAGAGACATCATCGCCCGGCTGAAGCGAGTTCAAAACCTCACGGAGCTCCAAGAGGTCATCAAAGACCTCGACTACTACTATGCTGCCGCGGACAACCTCCTGGCGGCCGGAGCGAACATCGTGACTTTCCTCAAGGAGAACAAAGATGTCCATTAACCTGAAACTCGGCGCGGGCATGGCCATGGCGTATGGATTCACGCCTCATTACGTCCATGGAGTCTACTTTCCTCGGGGGATGATGCTGGTTCCGTCTCGGGAGTACTGCAAACGTGTTCTGAAGGAGGCTCGGGATGGGAGAAATCGTTCCGTTCAAAATCGAGGAGAGGGACCTGGTCAAGGCTCTGGAGGACTGGACGGAGCGAGCCCGAAAGGGTGAGATTACGGCCCTGGCTTTTGCGGCGGTTATGGAAGACGGGTCCACCTACGAGGGGTGGTCGGGAAATTACGGCTCCTGCGTCATAACGCTCTATGGGGCTATCAACATCCTCCGAGACCAGTACTTCCACCTGAAAATCGAGCACTACGACCGAAGTTCTATCTGATGCAGACGGCTTCTCGATCTGTCGTGGTGAATTTCGCCTCGGTCTACGACCGGGTCGAGATGAACTATGATAAACCGATTCTCGATCACTTTTCTCCCGAGCAGCAGAAAGAGGTCGCACGGTACGCCGATACACTCGCATCGTTCACAGCCGAAGAGCTGTTGCTTCTTCGTTGGAGGATGATGTGGAGAGCAAAGGCGAGAAAGAAACAGCTTCCACCTAAGGAATTTGAGAGCTTTGAAAAGACCATTTGGATGTGTCGGTCCGGTCGAGGCTGGGGAAAAACACTCGTGGGATCGAATTGGTTGGGGATCGAGGCTGCCTCTTTTAGCTCTCAGTATTATGTCGTTGCTCCGACAAAAGATGACGTTCGGTACGTCTGTTTCGAGGGGCCTACTGGTCTCTACTCGGTCATTCCTCCCCAACTCATCGCCTCCAGCAACCTAGCCCTACCGAGCATAACTCTCTGGAACGGCTCGGTAATTCGAGGTTTTGCCGGCGATACGCCTGAACGGCTTCGCGGACCTCAGGCGGCTGCTGCGTGGCTGGATGAGATAGCCAGCTGGTTGTATGCCCAGGAAGCGTGGGACAATATCGCGTTCGGTTTGCGGCTCGGTCAGCATCCGAGACTGCTTGTTACTGGTACACCGAAGCCGTCCCCGTTTATTCGCGATCTAGTAGCCAACAAGGAGGTCGTTAACGTCGTAGGGAGCACTTACGAGAACAAGGCGAATCTCCCGAAGATGTTCTTTGCCTCGGTCGCGAAGTACGAGGGCACCAAGGTTGGTAGACAGGAGTTACATGGGGAGGTTCTCGACCCTGAAGAAGAGGGCTTTGTCAAGCGTTCGGATTGGAGAGTTTGGCCCGCGGATAAGCCGCTTCCCAAATTTAAGTTCATCATCCTATCGCTTGACACAGCGTTCACGGAGAAGACGTTCGACAAGAAGAAACAACAACGAGACCCAACCGCCTGTACGGTATGGGGACTGTTTGAAAGGCCGGTGGCTAAGCCGAATGGGAAAGCGAAGACAGAAAAGCATATCATCCTGCTCGACGCTTGGGAAGACTGGCTGACTCTCCCTCAGCTTATACGGAAGGTTCGGAAGGAGCGGCGCAAGAGGTATGGAAAAGGACTCCATGAACTCAAGCTTCGACCAAAGATCGTCCCTATAGAGCAGAGACCCGGTCCTACGGGGAAGAAGATCGACCTCATTCTTATAGAGGAGAAGGGGAGTGGTATCTCTCTCAGACAGAGTCTCGCAGTAGAGCAAATCTTTACAGAAGGCTATAATCCCCGTCGTGCAGACAAGCTGGAAAGGTTGCATTACGTCTCGCCGCTATGGGCCCATGGCAGGGTCTGGGCGGTGGAGAGCGAGAAACGTCGAGGGGAGTTCAAGCAGTGGGCGGAGCCTGTAATCACGCAGGTATGTACTTATACGGGGCCGGGGTCGGTCAAGTGGGACGACCTCTTGGATACCACGACACAGGCTCTGCGCCTTTTCATGGATCGGTTCATCGGTCCGCTCAGCGTCGAGGAGGACGAAGAAGCGGCTCAAGAGCAGGCAGCTCGTGAAGAGATCGAAGAGCGGCAGGCTGGAGTCAATCCTTACGCAGCATAGGAGCAGACATGCCCGAAGTCACAATGGCAGATGAAGGTCCCGAGGAAGAGATCGCGGGTGTCGAACTCACCGAGGATGGCGGGGCCATCGTTGCTCTCGAAGACGAGGCCAAGACCGCGGAGGTAGTTCAGTTCTACAACAATATCGTAGGTCAGTTCGATGACGCCTTTCTCGACAGCCTCGCGGACCGGCTGCTCGAAGAGTGCGAGCGCGACAAGAAAGCTCGCGAGCGACGAGACAAAGACTACGCCGAGGCGACCAAGCGAACTGGACTCGGCAAGGAAGCTCCAGGCGGAGCCGATTTCCAAGGGGCCGCGAAGGTCGTACATCCCATGCTGCTTGAAGCAGTCATGGATTTCGCTTCGCGCTCCATCCGCGAGCTGATGCCTCCGAACGGACCGGTCAAGACTCATGTTCCGGGAGAGCATGTCGATCCCGAGAGGCTTCGGAAGGGAGAGCGCCAGAAGAACTACATGAACTGGCAGTGTGTCTTCCAGATGCCTGAGCTTCGGTCGGAGCTGGAACAACTTCTCACGCAGCTGCCGTTAGGCGGCGCGATGTACCTCCGCCTTACTCCAGACTCTTCGAAGAGACGCGCGCGCCCGGTTCCTACGTTTGTGCCGCTCGATTATGTGTCGTTGCCCGCATCAGCAGCCAACTACTACACCGCCGAGCGACAGTGTTACTGGGAACCCGTCACGGAGTCCGAGTTCAAGACTCGTATCAAGGAGGGCATGTATCGCGAGGTTCCAGTCATAACGGGATCGCAGCCCGATCCCTCCGAATCCGAGAAAGCGGCAGACAAGATCGAAGGTAAGGACCCCGATCCTCTCAATTCCGACGGCCTCAAGAACGTGCTCGAAATTTCCTGCGTCGAAACCCTGGAAAATGAGGTCGGGCCGGCTCCGTATTTGATCTCTATCGACCATCCTAGCTCGAAGGTCGTTTCGATTGTTCGAAACTGGGAACAGACAGACGAGTTCCTCGACCGTATGCAGTGGATGGTCGAGTGGATTTTCTGGCCCTGGAGAGGAGCGCAGGGAATCGGACTTGGGCAAGCTATCGGCACGATGGCGGGCGCGGCGACCGGAGCCCTCCGGGCTCTGCTTGACTCAGCGCACATCCAGAACATTCCGACTCTGGCACGCTTGAAAGGTGCAAACTTTTCCGGCCAGTCGAAGACGGTCAACGCTACGCAGGTGATCGACATCGAAGGAGGTGTCGGCGTCGACGCGGACATTCGCAAGTTCCTCATGCCGATTCCGTTCAACGGCCCGAGCGAGACACTCTTCAAGCTTCTCGGATTCCTCACGGATCAAGGTCGGCAGACCGTTCACGTCGCGCTCGACAAGCTCTCGGAAGGGAACAAGAACCTTCCGGTGGGTACGACACTAGCCCTGATCGAAGAGGGGATGAAGGTGATGTCTGCAATTCACCTTCGCATGTTCCACTCGATGTCGTACTTCATCCGCATCCTTCATCGGATCGACCGGATGTACCTGGAGGAGGGCGAACTCAAGGATGACACGGGGACGGTCCTGGCCCATCGGGCCGACTTCGAGGGACCTCTCGACTGTATCCCGACGGCCGATCCAGAAGTTTTCAGCGATGTCCAGAGGATCGCTCAGGCGCAGATCGTGGCCGACCGAGCCGCAGCGCTTCCTCAGATTTACAACCTACGAGCGACAGAGAAGTTCCTTCTGGAGCGGGCGAAGATACCCAACGTCGAGTCGCTGCTGCTTCCGGAGCCCAAGCCGGAAGAAATGAACGCCGTCAACGAGAACGTCGCCATGTCACTTGGGCGGCCAGTCTCGGCGTTCCCACTCCAGGATCACCTGGCGCATCTACAGGTCCTCATCGACTTTATGATGTCGCCTCTCCTCGGACAACTTCCGATCATCGCGCCCACATACATGCCCGCGGCTCTTGGCCATATGAAAGAGCACATCGTTCTCTGGTACGCGAACGAGTTCTACGCGCAGGCCAAGCTGGCTCTCGACACGTCTGAGGACGGGATGAGCCTGGTGATGAGAGAACGAGACCCGGAGACTCGCGCCGAGTTGGATCGACTCTTGGCGGCAACGAGCAAGAGAGTGGGAGCCCGGACGAACGCTCTCATGAAGGCGGCCCCGATGGTCATTCAGATGGCGCAGCAGATCATCGAGCAATTCACGCCGAAGTCGCTGCCGAGCGATCCCGACAAGCGTGCGGCCATCGAACAGAAAGAGGCGGCAGATCGGCGGAAGGATGCGACAGCGAACCGCAAGATCGAGGCCGAAAAGGAAAACAAGATCATCGACCTCCAGGCCGCTCGCGAAGAACGCGCGGAACTTACGGCTGTGGAGTTCGCCAAGCTTTCAGCTCAAGAGAGGGAGGTGGCTGTCCATGAGGCCGAGGAAACTGCACGAGAAGCATCGGAGCAAGCTGCTCGACTCCGCGAACTGCTCGTGAAAGAACGGGCCGAGGACGAGCGTGCTGCCGCTCAGCGAGCGTCCGAGGAGGATCGGAATACGCAAGACAACGTGACGGCTCTTCGAGTCGCTGCGGCTGAAATAGACTCATCGGAGAAAGTAGCTGAATCCACCGGTACGGGATCAGATAAAAATCCCTCGGGAGCGAGGCCGAAAGGCTAAGGTTGGTCAGTAAACTGAGCCGCCGATTGGCGAAATCTCCGGAGAGTTGAATTTGCCACTCATCGCACCTCAATACGGTAAACCACGACGGAGGAATCAAGACATGAGCAAGGTTCGTCAGCACTACGAGTACGCAAGGACAGGTGTTCCGTCGCAGGAATGCGAGGACTCCGGCCCCGAGCCGGCACCCACCGACTGGGATGCAGGCACGCGCGGTGGAGCCGACCGCTCTCCCCATAGAGGAGAGAAGGAGTCGGATAGGGAGGACTAGACTTCCCCGGTAAGGGGTGGTAGTGTCATGCTAAGCAAGTTACTTACGAAAGTTCAGGGTGAGGCCGTGAAGTATGCCGTTAACGCCGCGAAGAACCCCGGTCCTGTATCGGCGGTTACTTTCAACAGCGGCGTCACGCATGGCTACGTCAAGGCCCTAAATCACGTCGAGCAGTGGATTGAGGAACTGCTGGAGAACGAGGGTGATGACGAAGACAAGTAAGCCGCTGCTAGCGACCGTGCCGAACACCGACGATCCGGTTAGCGTTTTGGATTATGGCTCCATCGAGGATGCTTTCCCGAACGTGAAGCCGGGCCTCAAGCCATTCGGCGACAAGGTGTTGGTACAGATACGGACGCCGATGACGCGGACGAAAGGCGGGCTCTACGTTCCAGAAG